CAGAAGTTTCAAATCTGGCCTCTTACATCTACAAACGAATATTTAAGCTTTGAATACATCTCATCTAATTGGGCATTATCGCCATCAGGTGCAGGTCAAACACAATTTACAAATGACAGCGATACTTGTATTTATCCTGACCGTTTAATCGTGTTAGCATTGAAAAAGAAATACTTTGAAGTGAAGGGCTTTGACACATCAGCCTTCCAACGTGATTATGATATGCAACTTAACATTGCTAAAGCTAACGACCAAGGTTCACCAACACTATCACTTGCACCAAGAACAGCCAACGTATTAATTGGTTGGGAAAATATACCTGACGCAAATTACGGAGCTTAATCATGGCAGATAATAAAGCGATGAAAATTGCAAGGTTGCTACAAACGCAATTAGGCCCACAAACTGAAAACATGTATAAGTCTTGGATGATTGAAAATAATGTGCGTCCGTCCAATGACTATGATATGCGTGGTTATTTTATGGGTCAAATGACAGGTGACCCTGAAGCGCAGTCAGAAGTAAATTCTAGTGATATGCAAATGCACTTTACTGACAAATACAAACTTCCTAATCATCCATCATTTAGCAATCAATCAATGTATGATTTAAATAAAACTGCTCCTGCTTGGGTAGGAAACGAAGGCGAACAACAACAACTTCCACCTTATATAGAAGGCGCATGGGGGCAACTTGGTAAAAAAGGTTTAATGAACCTTGAACTGCCTTTTGGAAAGGGTAAATAATGGCAAGAGCTAAAAGAGCTGTATCACAGCCAACATCAGTTCCTGCTCCTGTAGGTGGATGGAACGCTAGAGATTCACTTACTTCTATGCAACCTAATGAAGCGGTTATTCTAGAGAATTGGTTTCCATCACCAACAGAATGTACATTGCGTAGTGGCTATGTAAAATACTCTACAGGCATCACAGGTCAAGTAGAAACACTAATGGCTTATTCAGGCGCTAACACTAACAAACTATTTGCTATTGCTGGCACGTCTGTTTACGATGTAACGGCAGGTGGTGCAGTAGGCGCAGCCGTAGTAACAGGATTAACTAACGCACGATGGGGCTATTGCAATATTGCAACGTCTGGTGGCAACTTTTTATCAATGGCTAATGGTGTAGATGCCCCTCGCAATTATAATGGCTCTGCATGGTCTACACCAACCATTACAGGTGTAACTGCAACTACATTACAAAACCCTATTCTTTACGCACAACGTCAATTCTTTATTGAAAAGAATACGCTTAAAGTATGGTACTTGCCTGTGCAATCTATTGCAGGTGCAGCCAACGCTTTAGACATTGCTCCTTTTATGACAAGAGGCGGATATATTGTAGCTCATGGCAATTGGACAATTGATGCAGGTACAGGCGTAAATGACCATTACGTAATCATTACTAACAAGGGTCAAGTTATCGTCTATCAAGGCACAGACCCTTCAAGCGCAACAACATTTTCAATGGTAGGTGTGTTTGATATTGGCGCACCAATTGGTGCTAGAAGCATGTACAAGTATGCTGGTGATATGCTTATTATTACGCAAGATGGCGTAGTGCCATTGTCAGGCGCATTGCAATCATCACGTGTACAACCTAGAGTGGCTATTACAGATAAGATTCAGTACGCTATTTCAGAGGCCGTCACCAATTACGCAAGTAACTTTGGCTGGCAAACCATGTACGTTCCTACAATTAATCAATTGTGGCTAAATGTACCTGTGCAAGAAGGTAACAATCAACAGCAATATGTAATGAATACCATTACAGGCGCTTGGTGTAACTACACAGGCTGGAACGCTAATTGCATGGAAATGTTTAACGATGAGCCTTATTTTGGTGGCAATGGTTATGTAGCGCATGCTTATTTTGGCGCTATTGACGATGTAAACAATATTACTGCTGTAGGACTTCAAGCCTTTAACAACTTTAATAGTGCTGGTACGCTTAAACGCTTTACTATGTCACGCCCTATTTTTAGAACAGATGGACAACCTGCTTTGTTTGCTGGTGTTAATATTGATTTTAATACTGACGTTCCTACAACATCATTGACTTATGCACCTAGCACCTATGCTAAATGGGATAGTGCTATATGGGATGCAGCTTTATGGGGTGGTGGCTTATCAGTCTTGCAGAATTGGCAAGGCTTGAATGGCGTAGGCTATTATGGTGCGCCTATTGTTAAAACATCATGCTCAGGTATTCAGGTAAGATGGGTATCTACAGATTTAGTTATTGAAGGTGGCGCAATACTTTGATTCTTGTATTTAATCAGAATGATCGTGTTGCCGACTATCTTATTAGCAAAGGCGCAGGAACTCATTATCATAACTTTCAATCTATTGGCTTTGAAAAAGATGGCAAGCTAATTGGTGGCGTTGTTTACGATAGCTATGAGGCTGGATATAGATGCGCTATTGCTGCTGCTGGTGAAATAGGTTGGCTAACAAGACGAACACTAGGATATATTTTTGATTATCCATTTAATCAATTAAACGTAAAAATAATGACTGCAAGTGCTTTTTCACAAAACAAAAAATCTTGCAGAGTTTTAGAAGGAATAGGATTTAAGGAACAAACTCGGATACCTGAGTTTTCAGCTAATGGTGATTTAATTATTTACGTAATGTATCGTAAAGATTGTAAATATTTGAGAGGAAATAAATAATGAGTGGTATTATTGATGCAGTATTTGGGGGAGGCGATGCACCTCCAGCTCCTGATTATGTTGGTGCAGCTAAAGAAACGGCTGCTGGTAATTTAGATGCTGCACGTGCTACTGCTGCTGCTAACCGTGTTAATCAAATTACACCTTATGGAAACTTAACATACAGCATTAGCGGTAAAGATTCTTACGGCAATGATATGTACACGGCTAATCAAACGCTTACTCCTGCTCAACAAGATATTTTAAACAAGCAAACAGGACTAAGTTCAGGTTTATTAAATACAGCGCAACAAGGTTTGGATTATGCTGGCGGTTTATTATCTAAGCCAGGCGTTGATACTTCTAGATTGCCTTCTTATGGTATTAATCCAGGCGAAACATATTCTGACGCTATCATGCGTAGACTAGCACCTCAAATTGCACAAGAAAATGAAATGTCTGATGCTGCTTTAGCTAATCAAGGTATTGCACAAGGTACAGAGGCTTATAACAATGCTAAACGTACATTGCAAATGGGCCAAAATGACCGTCAACTTGGCGCTATTACAAGTGGCATGAATGTAGGTTTAGGTGCAAATCAACAAGCATTTAACCAAGAAGCATACAATCAAATGCAACCTATTAACGTAATTAATGCGTTGCGTACAGGCTCACAAGTTCAAAATCCTAACTTTGTAAGCGTACCTCAACAAGCTAACGTAGCTGGCCCTGATATTCTTGGCGCTAAAAATGCTCAATATACAAATCAATTGGGTGCTTACAATGCTCAACAAGCAGCTAATTCAAATATGCTTGGTGGATTAATGAATCTTGCTGGTACAGTATATACTGGAGGAGCGTAACATGGCTTTTATGGATTATATGCCTACGTTTGGGCAAAATGCACCTCAACAAGAGATGCCACAAGACGATACGTTAATGCAAATTGACTTTAAGCGTAAACTTGCTTTAGCCGATGCTTTACGTCAACAACAATTGCCTGAAGGTCAAATGGTATCAGGTCGCTATGTTGCTCCATCTTTTACACAATATTTAGCTAATGCAGTAGGGAAATATCAAGGGGCTAAAAAAGAAAAAGAGGCGCTAAATCAATTTGGTGAGTATCAAAAGACTAAACAAAAACGTTTGGCAGATGCTTTAGAAGGTTTAAATGCTGAAACTGCACCTAAAGCTGTTTTAGAGCAGTCTGCTTATCAAATTCAAGTGCCTAATGGTAGAACTCCGCAAACTGAAAACTTAGGTGGTATGCAACCAATTGAAACAGGCATGAAGTCTATTGACGTGCCTATGACAAACACTACAGGCTATCAACCACGTACTGCTGCTGAACGTGATGCCGCTATGTATAGGTTTGCTACAGCTACACAAAACCCAGAGCTAATGTCTAAAGTTGCATTTGACAGAATTGCAAAACAAGACCAACAAGAAGCATTACAAGCTCAACGTCAATATGAATTCTTGCTTCACAAACGTGATAGAGGCGAAAAATTATCTGACACAGAAAATGCTAATTTATTTGCATTAGATAAAATGCGTCAAGAGCAAAACTTCCAATTAGGCAAAATGGGGATGGAACAAGACTTTACCTCAGGGCAAAATAAATTATCTCGTGGCGTAACTATGCGTGGTCAAGATATGACTAATGCAAATCAGCCTTTAGTTGCTGTATTAAATGCACAAGGCCAGCCTACATATGTTCCTCGCAATCAAGCAGTAGGACAAGCACCATACAATCCTAATCAAGCTAAAATGACAGAAACTCAGTCAAATGCTAATTTGTTTGGTACTAGAGCTAATGAATCTAATAAAATTTTACAAAGGTTAGAAGGTAAATATTCTCCTGCTGGAATTCAATTCCAAGAATCAATGGTTGGTTCATTGCCTGGCGTTTCTTATGTTGCTAATAAAGCTTTGAGTCCAGAAACACAACAAGCGGCTCAAGCACAGCGTGATTTTGTAACAGCTATTTTAAGAAAAGAATCAGGTGCAGCGATTTCTCCTAGTGAATTTGATAATGCAAGAAAGCAATACTTTGAACAACCAGGTGATAGCGCTCAAGTTAAAGCTCAAAAAGCACAAAATAGACAAACGGCTATTCAAGGTATTCAAGCGGCTGCTGGACAACAAAATCAACCTCAAGTCAGAGTGGTGGACTTTTAATGGATATTCAAACTAAAGATGGAATACTACTTCGTAATATTCCTGATGGAACTTCTGACGATGTAATTAAGGCTCGCCTACAAGAAATTAGAGGCAACAAGCCTATGCCTCAACAGCTTATGATTGAACAACGTAAGAATTATTCATTATCTGAAGTGCCAAGCGCAGCGCTATCAAATATTCCATCTAGCACAGTTAATATGGTTGGTGGTATTGCTAATGCACTTGCACATCCAATTGATACTGCTGGTGCTGTGCTTACTGCTGGTGCTGGTGGTTTAGGTAAAATGTTGCCTGAATCAGTTAATCAATTTTTAAACCGTGCTGATGAAGCAGTTTTAGGGAAACAATTAGCTAGTGAACGTCTTGCAAAAGAATCGCAAGCTGCAAATGCTATTGGTCAATTATATAAAGACAGATACGGTTCAGCAGAAGGCATTAAACGCACAATAGCTGAAGACCCAATGGGAGTGTTGGCTGACGTTTCTACTGTAGCCACAGGTGGAGCTGCATTAGCCCCTAAAGCGGGTAAATTGGCTGCCATGCTATCAAAAACAGCTAGTGTGACAAACCCATTAGCCCCTGTAGAAAAACTTGCTGGCAAGCTTGCAAGTGGTGTTGGCGAGGTTGGTAAAAGTGCAATTGCAACAACAACTCAAGTGGGCAAGGAAGCAGTTAATCAAGCTTTAAAATCAGGTGAACTTGGCAATGAGGCATTTTTATCAAACTTGCGTGGCACTTCAAGCATGGGCGATGTATTAGACTTAGCTAAATCATCACTTGATAACATTAAGCAAAACAAATCAAGCCAATACCGTAGTGGCATGGTTGATATTAAAAATGATAAAACTGCTTTAGATTTTAATGACATTGATAATGCAATTAATAGCGCACGTAACAAAGTATCTTACAAAGGCGAGATTAAAGATGAGTTTGCTGCTGATAAAGTAGCAAAAGCACAACAAGCTATTAATGATTGGAAAAACTTAGACCCTAATGAATATCACACGCCTGAAGGTATGGATGCGTTAAAGCAAAAAATTGGTGGCATTTTAGAGTCTATTCCTTACGAGCAAAAAACAGCAAGAAGCGCAGTTCAAGACATTTATAATTCAACTCGCAAAACTATTAGTGACCAAGCTCCTACATACTCTAAAGTAATGAAAGATTATTCAGAAGCCAGCGATTTAATTAAAGAAATTGAAAAAGGATTGTCTTTAGGTAATAAGGCTTCTGCTGATACATCTATGCGTAAACTGCAATCTTTAATGCGCAATAATGTTAATACTAATTATGGTCAACGATTAAAATTAGCTGAAGAATTGACTAAGAATGGCGGTGAGAATTTAATGCCATCATTAGCTGGTCAAGCAATGAATTCTTACGCTCCTAGAGGTCTTGTTGGGCAAGGGGAACAATTAGCAAGCATTGGTGCTTTATTAACAAACCCAAGTGCTTTAGTTTACGCTCCTTTAGCATCTCCTAAATTAATGGGAGAAGCATTATATAAAATGGGTCAAGGTAAAGGCGCACTTAAAAAAGCAGCTGGCAAAATTCCAATGACAGCAAACCAAGCAAATCAAGCTGCAATGTTGCTATATCAAATGAACAATGCAAATCAAGGAGAGCAATAAATGGCACGTAACGGAAGCGGCACCTATAACCTGCCAGCAGGTAATCCTGTAGTCACAGGTACTACAATCTCATCAACCACCACCAATAGCACGTTTAGTGACATTGCTACTGCTCTTACAGGCTCTCTTTCAGCAGATGGTCAAACAACTCCTACAGGCAACTTGCCTATGGGTGGATATAAACATACTAACGTAGCAGATGCAACAGTTCGTGCGCAATACGCTAGTGCAGGTCAAGTGCAAGATTCAGCTTTTACCTTTCTAACAAGTCCTGCTGGAACTAACACAATCACGGCTACAGCAGCTTTAGGTATGTCAGCCTATGTAACAGGTCAGCGCTTCTTTTTTGTAGCTGCTGCGGCTAATACAGGGGCGGTAACGCTAAATATTAATGCTATTGGTGCTAAAGCTGTCACTAAAAAAGGTACGACTGCTCTTGTTGCAGGTGACATTGCTATAAACGCTGTAGTTCAAGTAGTTTACGATGGAACACAGTTTCAATTATTAAATCCAAATACTGCTAATGTAAGTTCATTTAGCGCAGGTACAACAGGTTTAACACCAAATACAGCAACTACAGGTGCAGTTACCCTTGCAGGAACGCTTGCTGTTGCTAATGGCGGTACAGGATTGACAACACTAACGGCTAACAATGTAATGTTAGGTAACGGCACTTCTACACCATCATTTGTTGCACCAAGCACGACAGGCAATGTATTAACATCTAATGGAACTACATGGCAATCAACTGCACTTCCAGCAGCAGGCGGTTTAACTTTGCTTGGAACTATGGCAACAACAAGTGGTAATTCTGTTTCATTAACTAGCTTAACGCTTACATCTTATAAACAACTTCTTGTTGTATTTAATAATACTTCAACAGTTTCTAGTGTTACATATACTGCTTCTTTTGGGTCATTACAATATAAAGTTCAATCGTTAGGAGCTGGTGTATATGGACAAATTTCTGTTGACTTAACAACTGGATATGGAAGTGGAGTTAATAATGGTGCTGCATCAAGCGCAGCTCAAATGGTCATTGGTTCAACTGGATATACTACATCAACTACCACAGTAACTGCTTCTGTTGGAAATTCTGGTACATTTACTGGTGGTTCTATTTTGGTGTATGGAGTTAAATGATGACTGACCAAGCCATCATCAACCTTATCATCGGTGCAATTCTATCTGTTTTAGGTTGGTTTGCTAGACAGTTATGGGATGCGGTTCAAGACCTTAAACAAGATGTTAAACAAATTGAAGTTGATTTGCCTACACATTATGTCCGTAAAGAGGATTTAGAGAGTAGACTAGACAGAATAGAAGCATCACTTAATCGTATTTTTGAGAAACTAGACCACAAGGCTGACAAATGAACGATGAGCAAGAAGCGGTAGA